GATTCATAGTAAACTGTTCCACTTGTAAAAGCAGAATCATCTGCTGAAGTTCCATTGTCAAAAGTTAAAGTAGAACCAGAAGATGTTACTTTCGCTCTATATCCATTGATATTCTTATCATTTGACGAAGCATAAAAAGTTACTACATCATTCTTTTTTAAATTAGTTGTTAAACCTGTTGCAATAAAAGTTTTGTTAGTTGAATTAAAGGTAACATTATTAGTTCCAGCATCAATTTTACCTGCATGAGTAGCCATTTTAGTAGCATTATCTGTTACATATAAATGAGTAGCACCGCCTCCAATATTATTCCCTTCATGGTCACTCCATGAATTTGTCTGTATTTTGCAAGTACCTTTGTTTAAAACACTTTGAACTCCATTAACTGTTATTTTATTTGCATATATGTCATATGTAGTTCCAGCTGCTAAAACAGTAGTCGGGCTGCCAAAACATCTTCTTTTAAAATATAATCTTGAATTATCTGCGTCTATAGAAGTTATTTGGAATATTTCATAACCCGCTCTTCCAGTAAAAGTTCCACCTGTGCTAATAAAAGACAAGTAATCTCCTTCAGCGAATAAATTCATATCTAAAGTAAAACCTCCGCTAAAATCTGTAAAGGTAGCTCCACCAACTTCTAAACTAAATCCCTCAGCTCCTACCTCAGTATTACCTGCAGAACCTCCAGTTGCTTGTGTTAAAGTAATAGATTGAGCTCCATCAGCAGAACCTGGAACAGCACTAACTGTTATCTTTCCATTATGTCCATTAGCATGCTCTATAGCTGCTTTCAGCTGAACTAAAAATGTATTTTGTGTAGCAATAGAGCCTCCTGACAAGTTAATTGAAACAGCTATTCCTCCTACTAAATGAGCATCTTCTTCTGCAGTTCCTAAAGCACCTGCTCCCATATCTGAGCTAGTAGTTAAGACATCTCCAGTAGCAACTGTACTAGCATTATCATCAACAAGAACATAAGTTTTTTCAGTTCCATCTGTAGATATAAGTTTAATGTTGAATTTTTCAAGCCCAATAGGTAACATAGTCCCATCGCCATCTGGAACTGTCACTGTAGCAGTTGCTCCAAAATCATTTGTATTTTCACTATAAGTTACATAATCACTATCTTGTCCAAAAGCAGTAGAAGGTTTGAATTTAGCATTGATTGAAGAACTTGCCATTAATTTAGCCCATACAGGTTCTATCTCATTAACGTGTAAAGTTTCTAAAGTGCCTTCTTTTCCTATTGCTTTTATATATGCTTCTGATTGATTGTCAAATGCTTCTAGATTGTTAAATACTATTTGAGAGTTGTTATAACCATCGGTACTTTGAAGACTTTCATCAGTACCTGTGTCTGTTCCCCATTGGATTGAATTGTCAAATGTGACTATACTATTAGATAAGGCTCCTATTAATTTTTCACTTTTAATAGAATCAAGTTCCCCTAATTTAGACATAGGGTCTATATTTAAAGAAAATGTAGCAGTACTATCAGGCAAATCTTTAGCATCTTGATTAGATACTATACCTGAACTAAACTCCTTTATTTCTTTTAACTGTCTTGGCATTACTCTCCTTTGTTATCCATTTTATATTAGATAGAGAAGATGTCCAATACTTGTCTGGAACTATTACTATGTATTCCCATCCAGAAGTTTTCCCCATACTGTTGTCCTCCCATCTATTATTTGCACTATGTCTACAGTAAACCTACCACCTTTGTAATAATCTACTATTGCAAATGCATGTGCCCATTTATGCTGTCTACCACCTAACCATTTATTCTTTTCAGAGCTCATATCTTTCAAACATCCAAGTGACCATGCTGACTTAGGTCCATCCATAAAAGTCACACTATCCTGTTGCAGGGAATGATGGTGACCATATATTATATTGGCACCTAACTTCCTTAGATGATTCGCTGCGTGGTATTGTCCACCAAAATGATGCCCATGATAAAAATAGAGCTTTCCTATCTTGAGATATTCACCTGGAGGGTGATACCTGTATCCCCGTTCTTTGAACTTACATGCTTGTTCGAAACGGTACCCTTTTAAATAAGGATGCTCTTCTACGAATCTATCTAGCCACTCATCATGATTCCCTGCACATATGTGTCTTTCCTTACACTTAACCTTGTCTAATGATTCATCAATTTCATCCAACAAATCATTGACACCTTTAATATCTGCATCTACTTTAGGCATAATGTACTCTAATGGTGGTTTTTTCTTACGTTTCCATTGCCAATGAGATACACTTCCAAATTCTCCTAAATCGCCCAAATCTATATATATATCGGGCTTTACAAGCTCTATTGCTTGTTTTACTACATTTATCGCTGCCTTATCGTGTATAGGCGCGTGTTTATCAGGAGTTACTATAGCTCGCTTTAGTACTCCATCTTTCTTTTTTTTCATTCAAAAGACCTTTAATTGAATTTCCTTCGAGGAACATACCCCCAGTCCCTACAATTAGTCCAACATTCTTTTGCTTTTTGAAGTTCTTTTTCCGTTTTTTTAATATCGTACTTTAAGAACATTTCTGAGCATTCTTCGCATTCCCATAGTAATGTGCCTGAACAAGCTCCCATTATTTCAACTCCAACCATTACATCATATTTGCAATGAGGGCACTCTTCTGGAATTTCATCATATACATTTTCAATATATGAGACTAACTTCTTAGTCAAATTCCCATTAGTCTTATCAACTAAATCAGATACTATTACAAGTCTATAACCTAGAAAACTAGTCATTAGATTCTAAAGCTTTGGTCACTTCTACCCAGATTTTATCATCAAGGTCATTTTCACTTCTTTTTACTAACCATTCTCCCAGCTTTAAAACAATAGCAATCAATACTTTTTGAGTAAATATTTTAGTTGCTAATGTGCCTAATAATTTTCCCATTATTTTCTCCTAGTTGGTTTCTCTATTTTTTTAGCCTTGCATCCACAATCCATACATATCCAATCTGCTCTTGGATGTGAATCTTTTTCTAATTTTTTTATTCTTTTTTCATGATTACTTGCAATTCTTTTATCATCTGCTTTTTCAATAGCGCTCATTATTTTTCCTATAATTGCCTTTACTATAATTGCCTGTATCATTAAAGTTCTCCTCGGTACATTAATAACCCTATTGTGAAAAACACAATAAAACCCAAAACAAATGCACCTAATTCTGTCACTGCAATACGCCCACTAAGCTAATTGCTATTGTTAAAATACTAAACAAAGTCAAACCAACTGCTTTTAATTTAGTCAAATCATTCTCTGCTTTATTTAGTCTTCCATTAACTCTTTCTAGATGCTCGAAATTAGCATCTACTTTTTCTTTTATATACATAAGATGTGTCATCACACCCTCTCTATAATCGTTAATATTTTTTGTTTTCATTCTTTTCCTGCATTCTTAAAAATTTATCTCGCAAGCCATTCCCACTTAATTTGGCAATTACCTCAACAAGAGTTCTATAACTTTGCTCGATGCCTTTTTGTTCTAACTGCATCTTCTTTTGTTGGTCAATTAACTTGACTATAATGCCTTCAACCCTAGTAAAGGATTCCCTTAATTCTTTTTGTAATTCATCCTGTATGAACTTATTTTGTTTCCATATAAAAAATCCAAAAGCTATTGCTACTACTACTGGAATACCATATTGTTCTAATATTGTTAACCAGTCCATTAAAAATCCACAGGTCTAATTTGTCCAGTAGTCTGGTAATTGCTCCTTGCCCATTTCTTACCTTTTTTGACTCCAAGTTCATACTCTTGGTCAAAAACTTGTGATGCTTGTAAATCCATATTTCTTGGGTCCTTATAGCCCCTAGCTATAACTTTACTTGCTATTGCCTCATGAAATCTTTCTGGAATAGTCCACTCATCTGTCATATTAGACAAATCAGGTAACTTAAATGAGCCTCTTATTTTTACAGCTTTTGCTTCTGAAACAGTCTGATAATCAGAAGTTTGTCCATCTACTGTAGTTGCATTAGTCACTTTCTCAACAATAGCAAGTTTTTCTCCTGCTGTGTGAGTATCTATAAAATACATTCTTTGTTTATTTGCCATACTTAACTCTCATCGTTTATTTTAGGATTCCCTTGTAATCTAGGAATTTTAACATCGTTATAGTACACCTCTTCTATTTTCATTAAATCACTTGGGATTGTATACCATCTAGTCCCATTTGACGTTGTAATAGAAGTATCTGTCTTTTTGTAAATATTAGTTTGTTCACAATAATCATCTTTTGCCAAATTGAGATACTTTTTAATTTCAGTTTCTCCCATTTTAGGATGATGCTGTTGAACCATTTCTATTAGTTGTTTAAGCTTCATTTATTCTCCTCTAGGTACAGATTGTTCTTCAGTAAACCTAGCAATTTCCTGGGTATATAAATTTTGCAAAGTAACTATTTGGTTGTTCAACATATTTTGTATCTCTTGGTCTTCTTCATCTTGAACCCAATCGCTTATATATGCCTGCAAAATACCTATAGAAGCTTTTAATGCAACAGCATGTAAAACTTCATTAGGTAATCCAGTTATAGTACTTTGACCTGTTTGGTCTGAAGTTGGATATTCAAAATAATAAATACTTGCTGTTTCATCAGTAGTAGTAGTGGGAGATACATACAAAGTAGTTGTTCCTGCATTATTATATAAAGTATATACAGGAGTGTGCTTTGTCGCTAAATATAAACTATCTGTATCAGTTGCAGCATCAAAATGATGTTTCTCTAATGGTTGACATTCTCTATATTTACCACCACTTGCGTCAAGTCTTATTACTTGTAATATCTTTTTTCCTTCTACTGCAGTCCATGAAGTTGGACTATTATTCAAAATAGTAGGACTTGGGGCATATTTGATTAACAACTCATTTGGTAATAAATCAGCCATTTCAGCTATTGCTGAATTTAATATATCATCAGCAGTATTAGTTGCAATAGTGCTATAATCACTACCTATAAGGTCTGTTATTCTTTGAGCCATTGTTGCCATTATTTACCCTTTTTATTCTTCAAATTTAACTTTCTGCGAGTATCGGGTTTTATAGCTCCATGCCACGCATTCCCGAAACTCCCAGAAAATCTATTCGCCAATTTTTTCTTCTTTGCCACCTAAGGTTTTTTCTTTTCTTTTGGTGGTTTTGCCACTTCACCTGGTCCCTTAGGTTTCTCCGGTGGTCTTTGTGGTTTTTTTTCAGATTTTCTCTTCTGCGATGCTTCATAT